CGTCGGGCTGGTCGACTGCGCGACATGACGCTTGATCCGAACCTCGTATTGCCCGGACGTGAGCCCACGCTCGCGCTGTGACACGCGTTTCACCTGCGCGGTGTCGTCGGTATAGGTCTGGTCAAACCAGGACGTCCATGACCCTACGCCGACCAGCCGATAATCCCCAATGATGCGCGCGGAAGTGTTCACCCGCTGGCCCTTGTCGTTCTGTTTGAACAGCCCGGAAGGGAATGTGAATGTCACGCCGATCTCCGTCGTGTCGCGCGGCGTCGTGCGTTCGACAAAGCTGGTCGTCAGTTTGATGGACAGATCTTCTTGGCTGGCATCCGCTGGATAGAGGTCGAGCTGGGTCGCGTTGCCGTTGAAATCGTGTTCGGTCTCGACATCTGCGTAATCGCCAATAGGCGTGTTTCCGATCTTGATGTCGGAGACTTCGACCGGGCCATAGCCCCAAATCAGCACGAAGCGCAAATACTGCGCATTGCCGACGACTTCGGTGTAGGGGGTCGCGCCATAGGGCGGAACCATCCGGTGCGTGCCCAGCACGACCGGCACAGTTTGAAATGGGCTGATGCTGTTGCGCGCCGAAGCGATCCCATATGTCGGGCTTTCGTTGCGGTTCTGGGTCTGCCTTGGGCCGATCAGGGCCGACGCGGCATAGGTGATTGCCATTGAGATCGCCGCGCCAGCGATCGCTGCCCCGATTGATCCGACGGCGAACCCCAGCGCGGTGGTGATCGTCGGCGCGGCTGCGGTGGCGAGGATTGAGATCAGCGTGACGGGATCCTGCGGCACGAGGCGCAGATAGACCGACGCGCCCGACTTCGGGCGGATCTTCGACCACAGGGCGGGTTCGATATAATCGCCGCCGATGAACGCGCTGATGTGGTCACGATCAAGTTCGTCAGGAACGAGCGCCGCGATCAGATCCGCGAGCGTGCCGACGGGTGCGACGCGCACGATCAGGCGGTCGCCCTGCGATAGCGGGTTCAGAACGAGCGTGATCTCAATATATTCTGCGAGCGCGCTCTGTTTTGGGTGGGTGAGATCATTCAAGGCGATATGCTCCGATCACGCGCTGCAAGAACCGATTGTCGCCTCTATAGCGCGAAACGCAAGATCCGATAACCTCTTCTGCGTGGAGCACAAAGCCCGGCTCCGTCACGATCCCGCAATGCGTCGCGCGCCGCTTGCCTTTATAGAACCCCCACATATGCAAAACATCGCCAGCGCGCACATCCGCGAGATCGACCTGCACGCCTGTCGATGCGAAATCCGCGAAGGATCCCATGCCGCGCTCGACCTGACTTTCCATCTCGTCATGGCGCGGCAGTTTGATCTTATAGACCTCTTCGTAAACCAAGCAGACAAGCCCCCAGCACGACGCGCCTTCGCGCGTCGTCCCGTTCCATTTGAACGGGATCCCGACATAATTGTTCCACCAGTTAGAAGATACCGGGGAAAGTAGACGGCGAGAAGGTTGCACTTGGGAAAGGCTCCGTGAGAAAATTGTCGATCGTGAGGTCGATGTTCATCGCGTCTGCGTTATAGCTGACAGAAGCCGCGACCAGCCCCGACACGCTTTGCAAAATGACATTGGGTGCGCTCGCGTCGATGACTTCGAGTTTGAACGCGGGCCGCTCGCGCTGCCCGGCGAGCGTGCGCAGGATGTTGAGTTCGGTCGTGACGTGCGACAGCGTGAGGCGCGCCCGCACTTGCAGCCCGGGATCGTCTGGCGGGAGCGTCACAGCGAATGGAAAGGCGATATAGGTGTTCGCGCCGGATGTGATGTTCTCTGTGTTGTTGACCAGATAAAACGTGTCCAGATCGCTGTGCGTGATCTCGAGCAGCACCAGAAACGCGCGCGTCGTCGTCTGCGAGTTCACGGCGGTGATAACAGCGGTGGGAAGCGTGCGCGCCATTAGGGGAGCACCTCTAGAACGATCTCAATGCGCCATTGCCCCGTGCCCGCCGTGCCCCCGCCAGAGACGGCGGAAAGAGAAGGCGGCGACACGAAGCGCGCTGAGATGGTCGAGAAATCAGCCGGGTCGGTGAAATCGAACTCGCTGGTTCCTTCGGAGAGCGTCGTCTTGTAAAACGTGTCAAACGTCGCGCGCTCCGTGCCCGTCAACAGCATCGTGCCCGACAGAAAGCGCGAGGTCGCGGTGAACCGCTTGCGCTGCTTATAGGGGCCGGTTTCGGTCTGCGAGCGAATGAAGCCCTGCTGCCGCGTGTCCTGCACGCCGACTTCGAAATATTGCGGAAGTGATCCCGGCCATGTCGGCATGATCTAGCCCCTTTGCTGCAAACGGCTGCCAAGCCCGAACGTCGTGCGGATCGCGCGATAGCTGGGGCCGCCCGAAGTGATGTCCTGCGCGATGGCGCGGCCGATCTCGATGACGAGGTTCCCCGCGCTGTCCGATGACGCCGTGGCGTCCTGCCCGCTGTAATTGTTGATGATGACATTCGGCGCGCTATTGCCATTGGCTGCGGCCACGCCCAGCTTGCCATCCGCGCCGCGCGCCAGCGGCATGATCGCCTCCGGCCCTGCTTCGCCCATCAGCCCGACGCCGTTTGCGAACGGGAAGATCGTAGGCCCGCCCACGACGCCGCCTTTGGCAAAGGCGGTCACGCCCGCGCTGTTAAACACGCGCCCGTCCGCTGCGAATATCCCCGCGATCCCAGCCGCGATGGGCTTGGAGAATTGCTGCGCAAATAGATCCTGCGCGACTTGTGCGAGCACGTTTGACGCAAAGTCGAGCAATGCCTCGCCAAGCGTCTTCGTCCCGTCCAATACGGATGCGAAGGCGCTGTTGAGTTCGCTCTCGATTGTGCCTGCAACGCCTTTAACCAACTCTTGAAATGGGTCAAGGGTTTCAGTCAGCTTCGCCATCTCTTGGTCGACTTTTGCGGCCGCCCCACCGCTGCTGCGCATGGTTTCGTTAAAGGTCGCAAGCTGGGCCTGCGCTTCTGCCGTGGCCGCAGCACTGTCGACAGTCTCTTGCCGCAGTGCTTCAAATTGCATCCGCAGGCCCATGTCTTGCGACCCCCGCAAAGCTCCTGCTTCTAGGTCAAACATCGCGCCAGCTTGCCCGACTGGGTCGCCCGCAAACTTGAGCCTGATCTCTGCTTCGCGGCGCGCCCGATTAGCGTTGGCCGCCATTGCGATAGCGTTCGATGCCGCGCGTCCCATCTCATCTGCTAGGGCGGTGGCGTTAGACGTCGCCGCGCTGATGTTGCCCGCCGCTGCTGCGGTTCCGTCTGCCAAATCTAGCCCGGCAAGAGCAGCGTTGACCATTTGCTGTGTGAGCTCTCGCTGCGCCGCCGTCATGTTTTCCGTGCCGCCAGTGATCTCAAGCATTAGCCGCTTGACCTCTGCAAGTGCAGCGACCTGCTCGTCGACAGTCAGCGCCGTTTGTAGGTCTGCAAGAGCGACGGAGAACGTGACGGCCTCTTCTTGCGTCGAACCCAGCGCGACCTTGACGCGCTCAATTCCCGCCCGGTATCCGTCCAAGTCGTCGATCTGTGTCTGCAACCCCATAATGCGGCCAGATAGGAAGCCCGCCTGCGCGTCGCCGGCTGTCTCTGCTTGCTTCTGGAGATCCGCCATCTGCGCGCGCAAGACTTCGACCCGTTCTCCCGTGGCGATTAGCTGCTCGCCTGTCTGTCCTTCGAAGTCACCAAACGCGCCGACGAGTGCTTCAGCAGATGCCGAGAGCGCGTCTAGGGCGTTAAGTTTGGCGAGTTCTTGGTTGATCTGTAGGAGTTCGCGCGCCTTGCCGGATGCTGCGCCATACTGTTCGATCAGCTTATCGGTAGGTGAAGCAGCGGCAGCTGATGCGGATGCGTAGGCGTCGACAGCATCCGCGAGTTCTTCGACCGCCTTCGTGAGCGTATCCGCGCTGTCAGCAGCGCCGATTAAGGAAGGCGCAAAGGTCAGCAGAGCACCGACTGCAACGCCGATAACAGCGCCCAGAGGCCCGAAGCCCCCAAGCATCTGCGGGAGTTGCTGCCCGAGCGCCCGGGACGCCGGGACGCCCATTTCCATTTGAACGATAAGGTCAGAAAGCTGGAAGCTGGTGTTTTGGATGCGCGACGAATTGTTATTAAATGCAGCCCCGATGCGATCCATCGCGCCCGGAAGCGGGCGCGCAGTGGTGGCAATCTTAGCCTGCGCGGCCGAGGTCGCGTTAAGCTGGTTCTCCAAGCTGTCGGCTGCGGTCGCCGCGCCCTTGGCCGCGTTCGTGAACTGTCCAAGCTGCTGCGCAGATTGCGCTGCGCCTTTGGTCTGAACTTCGACGCCGAGAGTTACTAGACTGGTCATTTCTTCGCCCTCTCTGCGTGCCACAAGCCATCGAGTTCTGCGATCGCGTCGACTTCTAGGGGCGTGAAGACCCGCCCGGTGAGCTTACTATATGCTAACACCTCCGAAAATGCTATGGGCGCGTCAGCCGGTCTGGCACGATGCAGGCGCAGGAACACCGACCAGAACTCGCCCATCGTCTGCGGCAGTGGGGTGATGTCCAGTTCGTGCGGCCGGATCCCCGTTGCCTTTTCGACTTGTTCGTAATGCTCTCGCAGCGAGATGCCATCTTTGTCCCGTTGCGCGAGCCGAAAGACGCCCTCAGCGTGCTTTATGAGCTCGCCGAGGGCTCCTCGAAAAAATTGGCACGGGTCGACGCGGCTGCGAATACATCATCGCGCAGCCACGCGGGAAACTTGGCATAAATCGCCGCAGCGTCTTCCACGCGCGGGCGATCCTTGCCTGCGGTGATATCCCAGCGCGCTGTGATCCGTCCAAGAAACGCGACCAGCTTTTCCGTCGGATCCTCTAGACCCATCCGCCCGACTTCTGCCAGCGCGTTGCGATATTGCGGGGTGTCCGCCCCATAGATCTCGATCCACTGAGGCGACCCGTCTTTGTTCAAGACGGGCTCCTTTTTGATCGGGTGCAAAACAGTGTAGGTATAGGTTTCGCGGAATGTGAGGTCGTAAAGATCCATCGGCTGCCCTTTATGATGTCGTGCGCGTGATGCGCAGTTGCGTGCCCGTCGAACTGTCGCGCAGCGCGACAAACGGGATGGTCAGCAGGCGGGATGCCGGGCTGGCGACAGGAACGGCCGCGCCGTTGATCTTGATGCGCGGCATCAGCAGCGTGTAGTTTAGGCCTGCCACGCGGTCGTCCAGCACGATCGAAAGCGAGCTTTCGGTCTCGTTCAGGAACTTGGTGATCAGCGCCGCGTCTTGATAGAACACAGTCATCGTGCCCTCTAGAGACGACATACCAAACTCCATCTGGGGCGTCGAGACCGCGCCGAGCGCGAAGGTCGGGTTAAGGTTGTTGTTGAGTGTGAAGTCGATCGAGTTGACATAGGCGATCGAAGATCCGCCCTCGGTGATCGTCCCCGAGAAGCTGTCGAAGGGCTCATTTCCGGAGGCTGCGGTTAAACTCGCGTCGAGCGGGCTCGTGCTCTGCGTCATGTTCTTGCCGATGATCCCGAAGGTCGCGGTCGTCATCTGGTTCGGCGCGATCGACATCTGCATCGTGTTGACCATGCAGCCAGTGAAGGCGCGATACTGCGTGATGTCGAGAGCGCCGTCCTCGAGCGTGAACGACTTCACAGTCGTGCCGGTGTTGAGGACGTTCGTCGAGAAAGCGCCGAATAGCGCGCCTTCGAGAAGGAAGTCATAATCCGCCGGGCGCATCTCGACGGCAATGTCGCCTGCGACAGTGCGCTGCCCGTGGCGATCAATGCGCGGCATGCGATCCGGCGTGATTTCCGCCGACTGCACGCGGGTCTTGCTGAGATCGACCGCGTGCGTGTTGAACGGGAGCGAAACCATCGCGGGCGTCGCGGGTGTCGTGCCATAAGTGCTCTCCACCACATAGGCGAGCTGCGTTCTGGAACCTTGTGAAAACGGCATCTTCGAGCCCTCCTTTTATGAGCTGGTGTAACTATACCATGAAATGGACACAGTGACGATATACCACGGCGCATCGAGCACGGCGACCCCGCGCTCTGCGTAATTGAACCGCACATTCACGCCGTTAGACGTCAGCCCGGTGTCGACTGTAAAGGCGGCGCGGATCGCGTCTGCCAGCGCGTCTGCGGCCGCTGGGCCTGCGCCCTCTGGCAAGTGCGCGGTGACAAGAAAGCTGCCATCGTGCCGGATCTGCGGGCTGGGCCCGCGCACGGCTGGGCGGCTCGTCACGGGCACAAGCGCCATGCGAACCCATGCGGTGTTGGTTGTTGGGGTGAACCGCACGTTCTCCCACGCGCGATTGCTCGATGACGGGATCCCCGAAACATTGGCGATCTGCTGTTCAAGAGCCGCGCGGATGTCTTGCATCACTGTCATGGGATCCCCGCCGCTTTGATGTTCCGGATCTCGACCACGACATCTGCGGCAATCGCTGAAGCGCGCGCCAGCACCTTTGCCAGGAACTGCGTGCGCGCTTCAACAAAGATCGCATAGTTCGCGCCATTCAGCAGATAGAGCGACCCGTCGAGGCTTGCCAGCGCGCCAGCCTGCCCAGAGAGGCGCGCAAGTGTTGCCCCCGGCGCGCCTGCGGTGACTTCGCCCTGCCCAGCGCCGGGCGACCCTGTGAGTGTGGGGGAGAGGAACCACGATGCACGGAGCCGCCCGGTCTTCACCGGCGTGCCGCGCACGACCTCAAGCGCAAGCCGGTTTGCAAACTCGTTGCGCGCCTGCGCGACAGTCGCCCCTGCGTCAGCGGCGAGCTTGTCGAGGTCGACTGTGATTTTCTGGAGGAGCTGGCCCTGCGCCATCATTCCCTCACTTGGCAGATATAGGCGAGGATCGACGCGCCGCTCTTGATCGTCTGGACGGAGACGACCCGCACCGCGTCGCCTTCGCCCCGCAGTTCGTCATCAATCTGCGGCGTCTTGGTCAGCGCCGTGCCGTTATAGGTCGCGGCCATGACTGCCTTGCGGTCGCCGCGCTGCACCAGCGTGCCGTCAATGTCGCGCGCGGTATAACTGAGGAAGACGACGCGCGCCGTTTCGTCGGCATTGGAACCGCCCGAGACCGCGCCGGTCGCTGGGTTGTAGGATCCGCCATTGCTCGGGCGGCGAAAGGTAAGATCGTAACCGTGCTCCCGGAGAAGCGCGACGACGTCCTTCTGCATCTGCGCGCCGGTTGCCATTGTGTTTAGTCCTCGTCAAGCATGGGGTCGAAGCGCGGCGGGTTGCTGAACTGATCGACCCGGAAGGCTGACGGCACGCGGTCGCTGTCGTCCTCGACGCCCTGCATCTCCGATATCGACATCCCGCCTGCGACGGGCACGCCCAGCCCGACGGAACCCAGCCGCTTGCCTTCTTTGATTAGGCGAACGGCTAGTTCGGCGTATTGCGTCGCGCGCTGGGAGTAGGACGACGAAACGCTTTCGATGCTGGTGTCCACCAGCCGCGCATATTTGCCAGACAGCGCGCGGCAGATGAGCGCGCTCGCGTTGTAAATGTCATCAGCGGCCTGCGAGAGCCCGAAGGCGATCTCTTCGTCGCTGACTTGCTGATCGGTCGTGTCGGTGTCGCCTACGAGGAGGCGCACGGCATCACGCCGCGTTGTTGCGCTCGTTGTGCCGGGCGCTCCCCCGTAAGTCCACGTCATTAGATCACCTTTTTGGCTCGCGTCGGTTTAGCCGGCGCGGGATCTGGGACATCTTCGGCGATCTCTTCGCCGAGGCCGTTTTCGCTGAGGTCGACCTCAAGGTTTCCGGGCGCGTAATGGCGAACCTTGCCCGCCCGGAATAGGAGCTCGACCTTCTCTGCGGCAATACCAAGGGCTTGCCAATCGAATGCCGCGCCGCGATTGAACCGGCGTCCGTGAGCCACGAACGCGCGGAACGCGAACAGCGGATCCGACTTCTGGAAAGATCGTTGCTCGAGCTTTATCATGCGACGATTGCGTCCCAGAAATAGCCCAGCGACGAGGATACCACCTTGTGATCGTAGTGCGAGCGGGCGCGCACGACGTCGGTGTCTTCTTCATCACGGCGCTTGGTGTCGATCACGAAGCCATACTCGTTCGTGCCGCCCAGATAGCCAGACCACGAGAACGTGTAGCCTGCTGCGGGCGTCATGATGCCGGGCGATGGTGGGCGATAGGTCAGCAAGCACTTCTTGCCCAGAATGAACGAGTGAGCGGCGGTGTCGCCCTCTGCTGCGGTGTTCTGGATGGCCTCGCCTACCATGACCTCATCAACTTCGAAGATCTGCGCAAGCAGGTTCAGCGAAGCGATCGAAGGCTGCGAAGTGGTCGCGCCGCCGTTGATCCGGCCTTGGATGTCTGGGTGATCGATCAATGCCGAATAGACCGGGCGGCCCATCGCCATGACGTTTGGCTTGATGCCGGTCGAACCTAGGATGTAATCGATCCCGGTGCGCACGTTGCCGATAGGGTCGCCGTTGGTCGTGTCCGACCAGCGAATGACCTGATCAGTCGAAGGCGAGGACGCGACGCCGGTGATGTCCTTGCTCCAGATGCCGGTCGAGAAGAACGACGACGAGAAGTCGACTTCTTTTTGGATCAGCATCTGGTGGGTCGCCAGTTCTGCGGCTGCGCGTGCAGGATCCGCAGCGGGATCTGCGTTAGCGCGCACCTGATCTGGGATTGGGATCGCGACGCCGTATTCTTCGCAGAAATAGCTGTCGTTTGAGACGGCATAGCCGACTTCGGACACGCGAGCGCCAGCGGCGCGCTTCTTAGCGCCGTTGCGGTTGAAGAACGAGCGGTCGAACGTGAAGAATTTGTCCGACTGCTTCTGCACTGGCACGTTCTGGAAAACGCGCGAGGAGATGAACGACCCCGGGTTTTGCAGCAGCGCGACAGAGATGTTAGTAAGGGCTGCGTCGATATGGAACGCGCCGACGTTAGGTTGTGGCATGATTTATCCCCCTGCCTTATGCTGATGCGCCGCGAGGCTGGAATAGGATCTCGATGATCCGCCCAGCCGCGCCAGTTTCAAGAGCCGTGCCGAGGACGATATCCCCGGTCGCTGGATTTACTGCGGTTCCGCTGGCATCAGAAGCCACGGGCCCGCCACGGGTGACGACGCCACCGCAAACGACCTTGACCTTGCCAGCGATCGCCACGAGCGCAGCACGCCCAGCGGCTGCGGGAGCGTCTTGCAGAACGCCGTCCGCGTCGAGCCCGTCACCGGTGGGGTCAATTTGACCATCCGCTGCGACGGAAACGAAGTAGAACTGCTTCGTCGAGAGGTCTGCACCAGCCTCGAGCGTGACGCAGAGCATGTTGTCTTGAGTTGCCATTCGAGGCCTCCTTACTGCGCGTGATTGCGTTTAGCGAACAATTCCGCGCCGCGTCCGGTCTTGGTCACTTCGGCGAATGCCTTGGCGAACGTGACCTTCTTTTCGGCGGCGAAATCTTCTGCCATCTTGTTGAGTTCGGTCATGGCGTCGGTCTCTTGCGGAGCGACGCTGCCGAACTCGCGGGTCAGCTTCGAGGCGAGAGCGTTCGCGCCTTTCAGCATAGCATGGGCTGCCTTGCGGACAGCTTCATCAGCGATCGCGTCGACCGCTTTGAGAACTTCGCCCTTGGTCACGGCGTCGCCTGCCAAGTGCGGGATTTCGGCGCTCACGCGCTTGACCAGTTCTTCGGCTTCCAGCTTCTTTGTGACGGCTGCGAGTTCGTCAGCCTGCTTTGAGATCACCGACAGGACGCTCGCAGGGAGCGCGCTTTTCAGGATCGTCTCGCCACCGACTTCGATGTAATCTTCAGCCTTGCGCTTTTCGACAGTCACCGCTTCGTCCGCGATCTGGACGACATAGCCTTCGGTCTCAAGCGATTTTACAAGCGCGTCGACAGAACCTTCGAGGCGCTTGTTTGCCGCCTCGAGTTCCACGAGGCGCTTCTCTTGATCGGACATAGATTGACCCCCTTTGCCCTGATCGCCGGACGGGCCGGCCCCCTTGCTGCGCCTCATCTGCGCAACCTGCTTGCGGGCGTCGTCCTCTGACATCCCCCCCGCAATCAGTTCCTTGATTTTGTCTTCGTCTGGCATCATGTCGCGCTTGAACATCACGACGCGCGCAGCCGGGTTTGCGGGTTCGTCGACCAGCGAGAGCTCGATCAGCTCCAGATCCGTCACGTTATATGGCATTGCGTTTCCCCATGCCTCCGATGCTAAAGGCGGCGAGTTCGCCGTTCTTAACTCTGCTCCATACACTATCATCGTGCACTTTCATAGCCACGATCCATCCTTCGAGTGCAGAGTGCACGCCCAGCGCCTCGCCCAGCGCCTTTGTGAGCGGGAAGGAGTGAATAACCTCCCCGATCTTGCCGCCTTCGTGCATTGCTTTGGCGGTGCGAACGTCGGCCATGAAGTTATCGGCGGCCTTTGTCATCACCTCCTCCGGGATGATGTCGCCCTGCCGATCAATCATTGGCTTGCCATCGACCGACACGACCGACGCCCAGCCCCAAACGATGCGCGCTTCGTCGTCGATCTTGATGATCTTAGCCGCGCGCTTTTCCATCGTGGCGTCAATAATCGCGCTGATCGCGGCGTCGATCACGGCTTCGATCATCTCGCCCGTCGGATCCTCGACCTCTTCGCCTGCGGGCGAGATCATGCCCGCCTCACCGACCATGTCGATGTAGTCCTCATGCGTCGCCCCGGGCATATAGAACACCTGCCCGTCTGGCCCTTCGGTCATATGCGCAACGAGCCCTAGCCCGAGTTGCTGCGCGCGCTGCACTGCCTCGATCGACGTTGTGAAGACGTCATCCGAGATCTGCCGTTTTTCCATCTTGTCCATCTTCGTCATCTCCGAGACTGAGGTTCCGCTTTCCCACATCTGGCACGACCAATAACGCGCCGAGGTCTTATCGGTCGCGGTGTCGCAAGAGTGCCGCGAGCGGAAATTAGCGCGGGCTTTGGGGTCGTCGCGGCGGATCTCCATCTTGGGATCGCCAAATGTCACTTTCTTGGTCTTGTCGCCGTCTTTGACGTAAACGCCGAACTTCTTGCTCGCACCAGCTGGGAGGCGGAACGGCTGATCTAGTTCGACCTCGCGCCCCTGATAGTCGGCCTTTTCGACGCCACGGGTCGACATGGGGTGCTTCTCTGGCAACAGATCCGTGTCGTGCTTGCCCGACCGGAACCGGCCGTCGCGGATCGCGCGCAGGAAATTGTTGACCCGCGCCATTGCCCACTGTTCGGGTGAACTGACGTTTGGCCGCACGCTGCCCGGGTTCGTGCGATATGCGCCGATCCCCCGGTCATAGACCTGCCGCAGCATATCGACAGTCACGCGGCCCTTGTCGCCGTCCTCTGCGTTGTGCGCTTCGACCTTGGCGCGCAGCGTGTCCGTCGACACCTTCTCGAGTTCTTCGTCGATCTTCTCGATGTAAACGCCGTCCTTGCCCTTCGTGTAGCCCGCGCTTTCAATCGCGGCATAGGCCGCGCCGAATGCCCGGCCCTCCTGATAGCCCTGATCGATGCTGTCGTTGAACACGCGCCGCCAGAGCGAGCGCGCCTTATCGGTGGGTAGGACGCGCTTCACCGCGCCCGGCAGATCGTCATTGGTTTGATAGGGCATATTAGATCCTACTCATGGGAGGACAGAGATTTGAAGAGGGCGCAAAATCGGCCAGAACCCCGGAGGTGCGACCCTGCGCTAGCAGGTCTCCCCTTCGGGTTCCATCCGCAGGTTCACAGGGAGGAGTAGTAGAGAATACACTATAGGGAAGTCTGTCCCCTACTCTCCCCTCTCCACCCAGTTTTTGAGCGCGATCAATCAGCATCTTCGATCCACCCAAAGAACCCGCCGGTGATGGTCGCGCTCTTGTCCGTCGTTGCCCTTAGCGCGATGATCTCGCCCGCAGGGACGGCATAGAGCGCGCCATCCGATAGGATCGCTGACCCGTCTTGCAGCCCGACCGAACCCTGCGTGAGAAGCAGCCCAGCATCTGCAAAACTATCCCCGTCGATGCGAGACACCACGATGTCAACTGTGACGCGCGCAGCGGCTGACCCTGATGTCGACGCGGCATAGATCGTGTGAACGATCAGCCGCTTGCCCGCTGGGACGCGGTAAGCCGAGCTGCGCGTCGTGCGGTTCCCCGTTGGGATAAACTTGTAGCGCGTCCCCGCATTCGTGACTGTGATGTCCCCGGCAAACGCCTTGCCTGATCCGTAGGTCAGCAGGTGGATCTCGCCGACCCAGCGAATGTTGGTCGCGGTCGTCAGCACAGGCGTCGTGCCATTCAGCACGACTGTTTCAGTGCGCTGCACCAGATCAGCATCGAGATAGGTCATGACGATTGAGCGCACGCCTGTGCCGCCGGCCCCATCCTGCGCGCTGGTCGAGACGATCGACATCTGCAAGCCGGTGGACGGCGCGACCGACGGATCCTTGATTGCAGACCCGTCAAGCACCAGCACATCCGTCACCGCGCCGCTGGCGGCGAGATGCCCGTCGATGACGACGGGATATGCGCCATCGACGCGCCCCCGGGCGATCTCGACCTGCTGCGTGAACATCAGCCGCCAGATCCGCTGCGACCAATCGCGCACGGGCTTGATCGTCTTGGTGTAGCCGACTTCTGTCATTGTCCCCGCCTTAGATTTGATTGTGGCATTGGCGCGCCCAGAGATGGCGGAAGCAGATCGCGAGAGATGATGCGCGCGAAGACAGCGCACCGACATTGGATCGTGTTTGCGGCAAGCGCGCTGGGATCGCCGGGGTAGAGGATCGGCCCGAGCGGGCTCGTGAATGTTTCGGCCTGCCCGACGCCGCGCGGGTTGATCTGCGGGATCTGGACGTGGGAATTGCGGACGTGCCCGTCGTTGGTGTTAATCCACGTTCTGCGCACCTGTCGGGCGTCGATCTGCCCTTTGTTGATCATGTCCTGAAAGAGCTCCCACTGCGCGCCCTGCACGGCGCGGATGCTCTCTGTGCGCGCGATGACGTTTGCCCGATATTTGACATAGCGGTCGCGATACCGATCGACCAGCGAGCGGATTTGCGCGTCCGTCAGCGCCTTGTCGTTGGCGATTGCGCGCCCGACGGATGCGTCGCTGCGCCGGTCGCGCAGCTTGCGATCCAGCGCCTCTGGGTCAAGGGCGCGCAGCATCCGCTCATAGTTCGATACCGCCGCCTCCTGACGCCGCGTCAAGCCAATCGACCCCCTGATCTGGCGCGCGATGGCGAACGGGTCATCGCCCGCTGTCAGCCCGCGCTGTAAGACCTGCCGGATCGTGTCGCGCGTCGTCTGGTCGATCTCGCGGATGCGCGTTGACGTCATCGTGATGGCGAACTGCTCAAGGCGCGGGTTCAGCCCGATGGCGATCTCGAAGTCTTCTTGCGCGCCATTGATCACGCCCTGCGTGCTGCTTGTGGCCTTGACGCCTTCCAGCACAGCCTGTTCGATTGCGACCCGATACTGTGCCCACTCCTCTGACGTAAAGAACGCGGCGAATGCGTTCTCCAGAGAGGTGAAGTCGCGCCGCTCGATCATCCGCGCCAGTTGCTCCGCAGGCACGCGGGTGCGGAGCGCCTCAATGGCCGCAATGAACGCGCGCGCAATTCGCGGCTCCATGCGTTCTGCCGCCCGCAAAAACACGGCCACGGCGTCGGACGCGGTGATCTTGCGAATAACGGCGTTCATTAGATGCTGTCCAGTTCTGCAAACGAGGGCGAGCCGAGTGGCAGTTTCACGCGAAACGCCTGATAAACTTCATACAAATTGTCATCGCCAGGGAATAGGTCAAAGCACTGCCGCACATCTTGCAGCATGACGCGCGCATATTCGTCGCTGAACCGCTTGATCGACGCGATCGCCGAGGTGCGGATCCACCGCTGCGGGCTCATCTCGATAAAGTCGCGCGCGAATGCGTCGGTCTCAATGAACTCCGCGCCATTGGTCACGGCGAACTGCAAGCCCGGCGCGTGCACGATCATCGTTTCGCCCGACATCGACGCTTCGATAGCGCTAACAGTGAAGTCGTCGATCGCGATCCATATGCCGCGCGGGTAAACTTGGAACCTCATGCTGGAACCCCTTCGTCAATCTGCGTGTCTGGCGACCCGAGCAGATCCGGGTCGATTGTTTTCTCTGGGAAGCCTGCGGCGCGCCGCAGCGTGTTTTCTGTGTCGTCGTCTGGGAATAGCGGCATCCCCGCGCCTGAGATGTCGCGCACGAACGCGCCCAGTTCGGCCAGATCCACCGGCGCGATCTCGCCAAAGCCGACCTTGGGCATGACTGCCGGGTCGAACCCGTTGATCTCCCAGAGGCGCGGCAAAAGCTGGCGGTTCAGCACCGATGCAATCGCTTCAGTATAGCCGCTTGCTGACGTTAAGAATATATCTGTCTTGCTTTTGGATAGGGCAAACGATCCAGTTTGGCCGCTTCCGAGCATAAGAAAGTCGGCAAGAACTGAACGGGCGATGTTCTCTTGATGACGCTGGATCACCTCCCCCGTTGGGATTGCGCGCGACCCTTGGGCAGTCACCAGCCCGAATTCGACCATTGGGATTGATGTCTTTGTGCCGTCGTCGTTCTCATAGACATCGGACGGGATCAGGATGAAGCCCTGATCGTTAAACTTGACGTCGCGCAGGATCTTCTTGAACGCATTGGTAAAGCCCTGCTGCGCGGCGCTCGCGCTCTCGCCCAAGTATTCGGACGGGATCTTGCCCACTGGGATGCCGTTCATCTCACGCTCGACCGCGATCGCCTCGATCATCTGGATATGCGACGCATAGTGATACGAGGTGAAGGCGTTGCGCAGGATGGATCGCCCGCTGGGATCGTTGTTCACAGTCGAAGTGCGGAAGTGCAGCATTTTCGATGACGGGATGTCGACGGATCCGAGTTTGAGCGACAGCGCGCTCTGCCGCACGCCCGTGATCGTGCCGTTCTCGTCAGTCAGGAACCGATCAATCGTCCACTGCGCACGCGGCGCGAGCTTGCGGATGCCATAGCGGCCATCGTCAAACTGCGAATAGCGCGTCGGGTCGTCGGTCACGCGCCCGGATCTGGTCTTATAGACCACTTCGAAGACCGAGAAGCCGAACGGGAGGAACGTCAGCACTTCGGCGAGGAAATCGTCAACAGTGCCTTCCATGTCGTCAAAGCATTGCTCGACGAACAGCTTTGCCTCCTCCGCCTCTGGGCTGGTGTCGGCTGCGTCGACGCGGAACTCCGCCGCGCGCAGCAGCATTTCGAACGCCATCAGGATTGCGCCGATCGTCGGGTCGTTGTCTTTCATCTCGCGGAATGTCCGCGTCGCATTTAGCCCGCGCAGCTTCGGCAGAAACTCATCGGGGCGCAGCTGATCGTCGCGCCCGTAATTGCCTGCCGCGCCCAGTTCGCGCGTTGCCGTTGACTTTATTGGTGCTTTCATCAGACCGGCCTCGCTTTGTTGCCCACATGATCACCGATCACGAATAGACCGGTCTTCTTCTGCTTTTTCGGCGAGACGGCGTTGAAGCCCGAGCTCGCGGCGTCCGCTTGATCTTTATACACCGATCTTGGGAAATGTCGAAGCTCTTCTATGAAGTCGCGGTTCCATGCACCGGTCACAATGTCCACGTTGCCCGCCTCCATCTGCGCCGCCAGCGGTTCGGCGCGGGTTTCCTTGGATCCGCTTTGCGGCTCGATCCGCACGCGATACCCAGCCAGCCGCACCACAAAGTCGCGCGCCTGTGCCTTGCCGGCCTGCCCGGGATCCTGCGGGAGCGAGATCGGCACGTCGTCGCCGTCGAAGTCTGCGGCGCTCTCGACCATCTTGCGCACGCCGTCTGGGCCCATGCGAGCGCGCCGCACGTCCGCGATGATCACCCGGCGCGCTTCGACGCGCCAGCCGACCAGCACGCCTGCGGTATATGCGCCGCCCCCGTCGGTCGCCGCGAGATCCCATGCCCTGCACCAGTTGATCTCCTCGTCGGGCACGGCGTCGATTGTTTGGATCTTGTCGACCTTGAACAGCCCACCTTCGCGCGGCGTTGGCCGCTGCTCCAGTTGGGCTGCCGATGCGTAGGGGCCGAGCGTCTGCACCAGTTCCGCCACCGCCTGCGCAGAGAAGCGCGCCGGCCACATCAGCTCGCCCTCGTCCCGGCGCGGATCCGTCCAGCCGATCGAGGTCGTGCGCGCCCGGGTGCTGTCATAGTGCATCGGGATCAGGAGGTGCTCGTAACCCTGCTCGATCGCCGCTGCGGCCACGTCCTCGTGATGCACGCGCTGCATGATGCAGACGAAGGCGCTGCGATCGAGATCGTTGACCCGGCTCGGGACGACCTCGCGGAACCATTGCAGCGTCTCGCCTCGGATCGCCTCGCTCTCGGCCTCCAAAACATTATGTGGATCATCTATACAGTTGCTGACAATACATCCACTTCCTGCTATAAAATTGTTGTTATCAGCAACAGTCAGACAGAAGGTTTCATCAGCATGACCGATATGAAAAACACTGAGTGGCGTAGTATTCCCGGCATGGAGGGGTTTTACGAAGTGTCCGAAACAGGTCTCATCCGCAGCCTTTCGCGCACCGCTAGGCGAGCGAAAGGCTGCGGAGATTACACGGTCAGGGGCAAATTGCTCACCCTTTCCTTGGATAGCCGAGGATACCTGCGCTGCGCCGGGTCTCTCGGATCTGCCGACAAACGGGCGATGATCTGGCCCCATAGTGCGGTCGCTGCGGCTTTTATCGGGCCTCGCCCAGACGGGCATGATGTCCGGCACCTCGACGGGAACCCCCTCAACAACCATGTCAGCAACATCGCATACGGGACGCGGGCTCAGAACGTTGCTGACGCCAAACGGCATGGCACATTTAACCCCGGAGTGACCCGAAAATTGACCCACGCTCAGGTGATCGACATTTGCAAGCGCCACGACCTCACCGCCAAAGTGGCCGCTAAGGAGTTCGGGTGCAGTGAAACATATATTGCCGCAATTCGATCCGGGGTTCACTACAGGGAATTGACCGAGGGCGTTCGGCTCCCTCACTACCACCGCGCTCGGAAGGGAATGTCGCGCAGTCAAAGCGGAGGCAGGGCAATCGCCGCCATTGAGTAGCGGAAACCGATGATCGTCGGTTGTGCACACAGACGCGCCGTCCTTAAGCGTGGTGCGCACAATACGCCCCCCCGGATTGCGGAATACCTGAGTGACCCGCTTCAACTCGAGGACGTGCGTTTTTCGGTTGAAAGACCAGACACGCGAACCAATCAATACATCCCGTATCGGAACGCGCCCGTTCTCTGTCCATACGACTTCATCACCGGGCAGGCAAAAAACGTCGCCCCGCTCGCCTGTCGCGCGCCCGCGCACCGATGTTGCCATCATGGATCCGGTCGCGGTGTTCGCGAAATTCACCTTCTGCGCTTGGTCATCAGACAGCCGCACACGCGGGAATAGCCGCTGATAGAGCGGGCTTTCGACGATCATCTTTGCCCGGCGGTTATCTCGCGCGGCCAAAGCCTCGGCATAGGACGCGCCGATATACCGGAGCGACGGGTTCGACACCCAGCTCCACGTCGGCCAGAACGCGCGCGTCAGCAGCGACTTCATCGACCCGGGCGGAACAGTGATCAGCAGTTTGCGGATCTCGCCGCGCGTCACCGCTTCGAGGTGCTCCGCAATCGCCTCGATCGGCCACCCAGTGACCAGCTTGCGGCCGGGTTCGAGCACGGGCCAGAACGTCTGCGCGAAATAAAGCACCGACCTGCGGCAGAGTTCCGCCTCAATTAAGTCGCGATCTGCCGTCGTGATCTTGGGGAGTTGCATCTGCGATCGCCTTTGACAGTTCGAGGAGGGCTTCGGTCGACACCTTCGATAGATCGACAGTTTGGATCGGCCCGCCTGCCGCGCCGGTGATCTCGACCTTCTGCGTTTCCGACCAGCGCATCTGCGTTTTTGTCCACCAGATCATGGCGGCCGTATCGCCCTTCAGCGCCTTGTTGAACAGCGCGTTCGCGATCTTCCAGTTGGCGGATGCCTTGCCCTCATCAAGTTCGACGCGGAAGTGCTCGAGTAGGGTCTCCAACGCGATACCGCCCCGCACGAGCATACGGATCTGGTTCTGCGGGAGCCCGAGCCCTGATAACTTCTGCACCAGTTCGCGCTCTGCCGAAGTAGGCACAAACGCGGGTCGACCGGATCCGGGCTGTGCCCCACCAAACTTGCGCTTCTTTTCTGATGTCGGTTTTTCTGCGCTGTCTGCCATGATGTCCCTCACCGGTATCCTGCCGCATGATACGCTAAAAGCGCGGCCTCCGCCACTCCGTCGTCAGCCAGCGCACGGAACTGCGACGTGAACGCCTCACCGAACCGCAGGCGGCACAGATCAAGGCTGCCCTGCTTTTCCTTGCCCAGCCCTAGATCGCGCTTCCACACCGCAGGCGTCACCCAGATCACGCTATCGGCCATCAGCTGCGCAATCGCTTCGACCGCGCCGGTTGCCCGACCAAAGGTGAACGCGGAGACAGTGCCCTGCCCGGGGCGGGATCCGACCTGTTCAATCACGGCTTGGTCGATCTGGCCCAGCTGCGTCATCCACACGACCAGCCCGCGCGCATCGATCAAGTTCTTGCCGCGGCTCTTGATCGTCGGGACGCGCAGCCCGGCGATGAACACCGGGGGCGCGCCCTCTTTTGTTTCGATCAGTGCGAGCCCGCCGCTTAGTCCCGGGTCGATGCCTAAATATCGGGCCATCAGCGGGCCCCTTTGTAGGCATTGGGAAGGTAAAGGGCTTCCGCGTCACGACGAGCGGCGGCGGCCTCATTTAGCGTTGTGAAATCTCCAAGGCGGTGAACAGTGCCGCGCACTTGGAGATCTGCGCGCCACTTCCCCTTTGTTTTGTCAAAGCTGACCCCGATAATCCCGCTTGTGTTTTTTCCGCGTTTCAAGACGTCGCTCTCGTCTGCACAACGCAGGTTCGCGACGCGGTTGTCGGTATAAACTCCGTTGATGTGCATGATCCGGCTAATTGGCCATGCGCCATAATGCAGAGCCCAGATCACTCGATGCGCCACAAAACTGCGGCCATCTATCTTGCCTTGCAGGTAGCCCGCGCTGCCGCGCGAAGTGAACGCCTCGTCATAGGAAGCGCGCAACACGGCTGGCATCGCGCCCAAACTTAGCCAAAACAGTTTCCCGGTGTCCGCGTCATGGCGCAGACGTTGACGAAGGTAAGCGATAGATGGTAGGTTCTTGTCAGTCACGGCGCGCTCCATTGCTTGTTGATGAGGGGCGGAGTTCGGCGTTAGCGCGCCGCTTCGCCCCGTAATCCTAGCCTAACATCCTCTCCAATGTCAATCGCACCCAGAGCCCTGTAAATTGGTTTCCGCGCTCTTTATTTTGAGAGGTTCAGGGATCCAAAATCGGCCAGAACCCGAACGGGGTAACCCCCGCTTTAGCGGGGTTTCCCCTTGGGGTTCATACCGGCAACGGACAGGGAGAGTAGGACAGAGGAATACTATAGGGAATCCTGCGCTCCACTCTCTCCTCCCCTCCCATATTTTTATGGGTTTCTGGCGCGCTGATTTGGCGCGTTGGGAGGGGACAGTTTTCTGTCCTCCTTCTGTCCTCCCACGCGCTCAAACGCGCGCATCTGGGCGTCATAAATGCACCGCGCAGACTGTGGTGCATATGCCTGTTCCGCTTTCTGCGAACGCCCCGACGGGCAAGTCAGCCCATGTTGGCCTTAGGTCATCAAGTTCGCCGTGATCATACCGCGCTGTCGCCGGCAGGATCGCCACCAACTTCCCTTTTGGCTTCAGAAACCGCAGCGCATGGCGAACGTGCTTTGCATAATGCCGCCCATAGAAAGGCGGGTTCATAACAACCAAATCAAAATCTCCCGTTGGCACTGTCTCAAGAAAATTGCCGGTCAACACGGCGTGTCCCTTGGCGCGACACTGCGCCGCCCGTGATGCGTCAAACTCTACGCCGTAGCAATCGGCCCCGGCACTGCGTAAAGCGTCTAAGAACCGCCCGCAGCCGCAAGACGGCTCTAACACGCGCAGCCCTGTAATACCGCCCAGCCCTGCCACGACTTTAGCAACCACCGCGCCGGGCGTCGGGTAATATTGCAGATCCTTGCTGACTTCAGTGCTGGCCTGCTTTTTTGCGTCCGGTTCGGGGGCGTCCGGCAAAACAGCGCCGTAATATTCTGCAAGCGCGCGGTTTACATCCTTCAGCGTGTCCGGTTCAAAGAACAGATGGCCGTTGCCGTTTTGAAACCGCTTCAACCATACACCTCGCGCTGGGTAATGCTGCTGCTCCCCTTTGAAATTGATTGCGCTCCACGGCTCTATGAGCGCCCGCCCGCCTGTGATCAGCTCATCTAGTTCAGCATATTCAACCAACGGCTTGCGCTGATACGCGGCTAAGGCGTTCAGGATGTCGCGCAGGCGATCACGACCCCATGCCCCATAACCAGAGACATTTGACAATATAACACGCTTTGGTAGCCCTTCGACGCCGATCTTAACCTTTTCGTGCGACTTGAACGTTGGATCTAAGTTCGCAAATGTTTCGGCCAGCCCGCGCAAAATCGCCGCCCACGGGTCTGCAAAATAATCACCAAACTCAATCCGAATGTTCTCCACAGTAAACGCGGGTGGCTGTTCAAACATCATGTCAACCCTGCGTTTATCTGCGGCGGGCAGGATGTCGGCAAGGTTATAAAGGGCGTAAATGTGACGCCACGCTGACTTTAGCAAAACGCGGCGCGCATCTGTCCCAGACACGCGTCCAGTTTCTAGGCGGTCATTTGGAAACGTGCCGCCAATGCAGCAGGCGGTTTTCAAATCAGTTTGCGCCTGTTCAAACGTGGCAATGGCTTCATCTAACAAGTCAATCTTTGCGTTATACTCTGCCACGATGTCACTTGGCTTGCGGCGGCCCGTGGTGATCTCAGTTCCGTGCAATATGTAAGCCATTATACCGCCTCCCCGCTGTCGATCATATTTTCGACCAGCGCGACCCCGCCTTTGGTCACCGCGTAGGCCTTGCCGCTGTTCTTGCTTGGGCCCGTATCCTTGAAATCCACCACCTCCAGCGCGCCCATGCCGACCAACTGCGAGAGCACGCTTAGGACGCGGCCACGCGCCGCGCTCTCCTCCTTCGTCAACTCCGCCTTGGGCTTCTCATAGCCCAGATCTAGGCCCAGCGCCTTGGCGACGGGATAGTCAGCACGCGATGCGCCCTTCGTGCGGCGCTCCTGCGGGGGCAGATCCTGCAACACCTGCACCGCGACCACCATATCCCCCATGCGTTCCGCCTGCGACGCTGGCGACGGCTTCCACTGCGTCGCGACCGCCACTGTGTCCTCGTCGTTGTCTGCGTCGCCATTGCCGAACGACACGACCTCGACCTTGAGATAATCACCGCCGAAACTGCGCGGGCCCATGTTCGCCTTTGGGCGCGTCAACTCGCCGTAAAGCGGGCGCTCGCTCTCTGGTATGCCCAGATCCTCCGCATCCTTCGCCGTCATCTCGTTGAGCACCATCGAGACGCGCGCCGAATTCACAATCGCGCCCGCGCCCCGGGTCGCTGTCGCGGCGCGCGACTTGCCCGCATCGACCGACGCTTTGGATGCGTGATGCAAAAGCAGGATCGCCGCCTTTGTCTCGCGCGCCACCGATCGAACCATGCCCATGAGTTTTGCCATCTGCACGTTGTCGTTTTCTTCGAGCTCGTGCAGTTCCGCGATCGGGTCGAGCATCACGACGTCGAGCCGGTTCGCAATGATAATTTTCTTGAGAACGTCGATGTCGACCGGGATGACCTCGCGCAGTTCCTGCGAAAAGCGCGCGATGGTGATCTTGAGCTCGTCTATCGAAACCACGATCAGCCTGTCTGCAATGTCGGCGCGCGTCGGCCCGTGGATCTGCATTGCCGCGTCTACGCGCTTCGCCAGTTCGTCGGGCGGATCCTCCGACCAGATCAGCACCCGTCGCGGCTTGCCGACGCGCTCGCCCATCACCGGCTTGCCCGACGCGAGCGACAGCGCCCAGCCTATCGCAAGCGACGTCTTGCCGCCTCCGCCAGACCCCGCCAAAACTGTAACATATTGACGGATAAGGACATTGCCAAGCAGCCAGCGGCGCGGCTCATACTGATCAAGCGGGCGCGGGACGTGGCCTGCCACGGGATCCTGCGGGGGCTCGTCCTCCTCGATCGGCAGTTCTGGGTCATCATCCGCCCCAAGCAGCCCGACCAGGGCGTCGAGCACGGCGCGCTCATCGCGGGGCTTGAACCTGCGCATTGCGCCGTCCAGCGCGCGCTCCGCGTCCTTGCGCGCCTTCTGCCATCTGCCCAGCGCCGCGCCGCCTGTGGGCCGCGCCTCATCGTAAAGCGACATCAGCGCCGCGAACGCCGCATCCTGTTCCATCCCCGCCAGCGCCCACCGCTTGGTCAGTTCCAGCGTCGTATAGTGGAAATCGGTTCCGCTGCGGATCCGCTGTTCCAGATCCTCGACATCGACGCCCGACAGATCCGCGCCAGCATCTGCCGCGCCGCTGACGCGGTAGGCTGTTTGCATCCGCAGCAGATCCGCGAGCAGCGCGCGCGACATCTCCGGCGGTTCGACATCGTGCACCACCGAATAGCCCAGCGACGGGGGCCAGACGACAAAGCCGCTCGCGCCCCTGATGTCGATCGCGTCGGCAGTTTTGCGCGATGACACGACGGCCCCGGCGGCTGCAAAGATGAAATGCTTCCCGCCGCTGGTCGTGCGGTGGATCCGCGCCTGCGCCAGTTCTGCCGCGTGGCGATCAAAAAACGCTTCGGCCACTGGGTCGGCTTTCTTCGCGCGATCGTCATCAATCACGACCAGACCCGCCGCACCGGTCGCAACGCCGATCGCTGTTGCGCGCTCTCCCGCCTCGATCATCATCGCCTCGATGACGGATCGGTCGCGCGTTGCCGCATAAAACCCGGCTTTGAAATCGTCGCCTGCGCCATGCCCCCAGCCGTGGCGCGCGCAAATATCGCGGTTCAGCGCGGGGATCTTGTGCTTTGACCCTTCTTTATCGGTATAGACATTTACCCAGAATATAGGGTATTTAGTGCTTGCGGTGATCGCGTCCGCTAGGAGTTGTGTTCGGTCAGTGTTCTGGCTCATAATATCCTCGCTGTTGTGTATCCTTGGCAGGTCTGCACAATAAACCCAAGACTGCGATCACCGCAAGACTGCATGGATCTCTACCTCCCTGACTAATCACCCGCTCCGGCGGGTGATCTTTTTTCGTTGACCGGTCTTGACGTTCTTTGCGACCGGTCTTATATATTGGTCAACGAAACGCAAACAAAGAGACCTGCCATGACCCTTTCATTCGCGCCAATCACTTCCGAAACAATTTTAGCGGACATTGCCACCCTTGACGATGCAAAGGCTGTAGCGCGCCATATGCGCAAAACCGCAATGATCGTCGCCGATGCGCACGGCGAAGCATCCGAAATCGCCCGCTCTGTATCTGCACGCTACTTTGATTTTGTTGACGCAATGGCCGAAAAATTTTCCGCATAATCACCGGGGGCTTTGGCCCCCACCATCCAAACACGGAGACCTGCCATGACCAAATACACCGCCACCTTTTCAAACGGCCAGACCGCGAAGCGCAGCAGCGCCCGCCCCTACGCCTTCGCTTGGGCCGTGATCCGCATCGACGACAACATGGTCGAAGACTTCGGCTTTAGCGCAGATCGCGCAAATGCCGCCAAAGGCGCGGCTGGTGTGCAGTGGAAGGGCATATCGGCCCGCGATCGCCGCAATGTCGCCCTGTGCCGCCTGCACGCCAAGATGGCCAAGGAGCAAGGCTTTGCCAGCATTGACGCCCTGCACGCGCATTGGGGCGCGCAGGCGGTGGCCCATAATGCCGCCCGCCGCATTGAGATCGTCGAGGTGACGGGGGCTTGACCGCCCCCAGATCCTGCGCGTATGACTGAGACCGGGCCGAATGGGCCCATGTAGCAACGTAACCGAAAGCGACCTGCCATGATATTATTACCCCACCAAATCGAAGACGCCGCCTTCCTCGCATCCCGCAAATTTGCCGGGTGCTTCAGCGGCATGGGTTCGGGCAAGACCCGCACCGCGCTCGAAGCCGCGCGCCTTGTCGGCGCGGAGTGCGTCGTCATCATCGCGCCGCCCATTGCGCTGCGGATGTGGGCACGCGAAGCACGCGACCACCTGATGCTGCCCGCGCAGGTGATCAAGACCGGCGCGAGCAAGATCGACCCGCTCGCCCAGATCCTGATCATGTCCTACGAAATCGCCACCAAACGCGCGGAGGAGCTCAAGCGCATCGCATCCCCGCTGGCAAAGTCGGTATTGATCTGCGACGAGAGCCACGCGCTCAAGAGCATCAAAGCCAAACGCACAAAGGCGATCCTTGGGTTCGGGGGGCTGTGCTCCGCGTTCGCCCATTCGTGGATGCTGACGGGCACGCCATCGACGCGCTGGAACGACGACCTTATCCCGTTCCTGTTCCGCGCCGCGCCCGAAGCGATGAAGGCGAAACTGGGCGGCCTATCGATCGAGCGGTTCGAGATCCGCTATACGATCCGCCAGCAAAAGCAGTTCCCCGGCGCGCGCTTCCCGGTGTCAATGACTATCGGATCCCGCAACACTGAGGAACTGCGGGACATCCTGTATTCTGGCCCTGATCGCGTCGCTGTTCGGCGCGAGTTGGCCGACGTCTGGGCTGCTATGCCGCCCATCACGCACAATCGCTATTCGATCCCGCTGTCGGCGTCGCCAGAGGTCACGGCTGCGCTGGCGGATCTGCGCACGATGTCGCAGCATCAGGTCGAGGAGAAACTGGCGGCAAAGGATCCCGCGCTGTCGACGATCCGCCGCCTGATCGGGCTGGGCAAGGTCGATGCCGCTGTGGAAGTGATCGCCGAGCGCGCAAGCGCGCTGACCGCTGCCGCTGTTCTCGTCGGGGCGTGGCACACCGAGGTGATCGACGAGCTTTGCGCCGGCGTTCGCGCCAAGGGGTTGGTCTGCGAGATCCTCGACGGCCGCGCATCGATGGCGCGCAAGGCAGAACTGGAAGCCAAGTTCAACGCCGGCGGACTCGATGTTCTCGTCGGCCAGATCGGAGCGATGGGCGTTTCGCTGAACCTCCAGCGCGGCGGAAATTGCATAATCGTCGTCGAAGAAGATTGGAGCCCGGCTATCATGGATCAGTTTTACGCGCGCCTGCACCGCATGGGGCAGGAGAAGCACGTCCACGTTGACACGCTGGAAAGCGAAACCAAGATCGACGACGCGATCCACAAGATCAGCAGCGAGAAGGCCCGCCATCACGCGAAATTGAACGCGGGGGCCACATCGTGAGAGATTGGATTGAACTGCTGATCCCGGCTTTTCTTGGGATACTGTTTGGCTGCGCTATCGTCATATTTGCAAACTGGATCCACCTCTGGCCCATTGTTTTGCAGCTGTTTAATTGATCACGAAATATTACAACCAACCAAGGAGACCTGCCTATGACACCCGAAGACCTAAAGAACGCGATCCTGCGCGGCGCTGATGTGATCGACGCGCGCAAAACATTCAGCGTCGATCGTTCAAAATACCTCAACGCCAGCGAGGCGCTGTCTTGCATCCGCAAGCAGTGGTTCTCGAAGCACGAACCGAGCGCCGCGCCGCAGGATTGGGGCTTTGCCCGGCGCGGAAATCACGGCGAGAAATACGTCGTCGAGACGCTGCGCGCATCTGGCGTCGAGTTGATGCTGGCAGGCGACGATCAGGAAAGCGTCGCAGACGACGAACTGCGGATCTCTGCCACGCCCGACGGCGTGCTGTTCCACGCCTCTGGCGCGCACGTCGCGCTCGAGATCAAGACGATTGATCCGCGCACGAACCGCGCAAACTTGCCGCGCCGCGAGCACATCGCGCAGATCCAGATCGCGATGGAGTTGTTGAACAAGGTTGCAAAGCTCGACATTGAGCACGGGCTGATCGTTTATATGGACGCATCAAATTACAACCAGCTTGACCCCTACCAGATCGAGCGGAACCCCGGCATCCTGATTGATATGAAACTGCGTGCTGATCAGGTTCTCAAGACGCGCAACGTCGAACGGCTCGACCGGGAGGGCCGCACGACCGGCGCGTGCAAGACCTGCCCCTATGCGGAACGTTGCGGCGTGGATCTATCAGAGACAAAGGCGTTCACGCGCTCAAATCGCGGCTCGCAGCTTGACACAATCGTGCAGCGCTATGTCGAGATCAAGGAGGCGCAAGACGCGCTCTCTGGCGAAAAAGACGCGCTCGCCGAAGACATCAAGGAAGAACTGCGCAAGCGCAACACTTCGTCGACCATCGTCGGCGATATTGAGGTCGCACTATCATCTGTCGCGGGGCGTTCTAGTCTCGACCAGAAAGCAATGGAGAAGGCCGGGATTGACCTTGCGCCCTTCAAGAAGGTCGGTCTGCCGTCTGAACGGCTGACTGTGAAGCCGCTGGCGAGCTGATCGCCAGAACGTAGCAACGTGCAAAATAGGAGCACACCATGACCACATCTTTGACCGCCTACCTATCCTCCGCTGATCTGCCGGACATCTCCGACGACCAGATGATCGCCGCGCTCGCCGACACGACCGAAGAGCAGCGCACCGGCACTGGGCTGAATGTCCAATATCTCGCCTTCTCTGGCAAAACCGGATCCTACGCGCTGGGCCGTGATCGCACCGACGTTCACGATCAACTGTTCGTGATCGAACCTAAATCAGTGGTCGAAGGCTGGATCTGCTGGAAAGCAAGCAAGCCCGTCGACCGCGTGGAATGGTCGATCTTTAACAAGTGCGCCGCCGTGGCGGAGCCGGATCTGCCCGATCACGCGCCCTATAACACGAAGACCGGGGAGGGCTGGCATCGCGCGCTGGGTTTCGGCTGCGTCTCGATGGACGGCGCGCAGACCAGCGTCAAATTTGTCACGAACTCTGTCAGCGGCCGCAATGCGATCAGCGACCTGTTGAACGAAATCGTGCGGCGCATGACGACGGGCGCGCCGTCTATGCCGGTGTTTGAGTTCGCTGCGGAACAGTTCACGGCGCAGGGCGCAGTGAACTATAAGCCGAAGTTCGCCGTCCACGGCTGGGTGACGCGCCCAGAAATCGAGGCGTTCTTTGCTGGCTCGACTGATCTCAACGCGCTGCTGTATGGTGAAGCTGGCGACACCACCAAGCCCGCAACGCGCGCGCGCCGCTAAACCACCACGGAGGGCGCGCCAGACGCGCCCTTTGCCATCATTTAAGGCCTGCCCTATGACATATGACCTGATCACCGGCAAAGCCGCTCTGCGGCGCGTTCTGGCGCTGTGCCAGACGGCGACCGCGCTTGACTTCGAGACGACTTCGCTGCGCCCGATAGATGGCCGCGTTCGGCTCGCCCAGCTTCGGAACGAAAAGCTGCGCTGCATCATAGACTTTGACCAGATCTCCGGCGGCTTCGCAGGCTGCGCGAAACTGTTCGAACAGCTTGGCCCGTGGGTCGTGTTCAATTCTGGTTTTGAGATGCGCTGGTTCGTTGCCGCCAATGCCCGCCCCGATATTGTCGACGTCGGGCATCTGCGCCGGGCGCGCATGGGCGGGGGCCGGTTCTCGCTCGCTGATATGGTGCTCTGGGATCTGGAGCAGAAACTTGCCAAAGACGAGCAGGTGTCGAACTGGGCCGCGCCCGAACTCTCGCAGCAGCAGCTAGAATATGCGATCCGTGACGCTGATGTCACCTTCGATCTCTGGGAGCATTGGAAGGCCAAGACCACCACAGCGCACGACCGCGCGGCGCAGATCCTCGACGATATGACCCTAGGTGTCATTGAGATGGAAGAGGCCGGGATGTTGCTCGACCGGCGCGCGCATCGCGATCTGGTGGCGCGCTGGGAGCAGATCCGCGACGATCTCGCGGCGCAAGTGCGCGCGCTGATCCCAGAAACGGATGTCGTGAACCTCAATTCGAACCCGCAGTTCTCCGACTATTTCGCGCGGATCTTCCCCGATCGCGTGCTGTCGGTTTGGCCGAAGACCGAAAAGACGAGCCAGCTGGAAATCTCCGGCGAGGCGCTGTCAAAGATGGCGGGGCTGTTCCCCGGCACGCCGATTGAGGCGGCGCTCGACGCGCTATCACGATACCGCAAAATCCAAAAATATATATCCAGTTTTGGGCAGACTGTGATCGACACCGCGACTAGATCGCCAGACGGGCGCGTGCGCGCGCGGTTCAACGTCGGCGCGGCGCGCACCTGTCGGTTCTCCAGTTCCAGCCCAAACTTGCAGCAAGTGCCGCGCGACAAGAAATTGTTTTCGTCTGATGACGATCAGACCCGCGTGCGCAAATCATTCATCGCGCCGCCCGGGTCGTTGCTGGTGTCCTACGACTATTCGGCGATTGAGATGCGCGTGCTCGCGCTCCTGTCTGGTGATGACCAGTTGCTTGAGGATGTGGTGTTCGGAGATGTGCACTCCGAAGTCGCCGCAGTGATCGCTGGGCATAGGATCGACAAGAAGACGCCGGAGGGCAAGAACGCCCGCAGCGCCGCAAAGGGCGTGTCGTTCGGTATCATTTACGGATCCGGCGCGGGCGGGCTGGCGCTCACGATGCGCACGTCGATGGAGAAGGCGCAGACCTACATCGATTTTTGGGCTGATCGATACAAGCGCGCCTTTGCCTACCGGTTCCAGATGCAGGAGGAGGCGCAGGCGACGGGTTATTTGACCATGAACGACGGCGGCACGATCTATCTGGGCAAGCGAAACGCGGATCTGCCGAAGTGCGCAAACTATCCCGTCCAGCGCGCCGCGCTGTCAGTGATGGCGCGGGCGATCACGCGGCACAAAGCGACGCTGGATCGCCTGCGCGGATCTGGCGCACTCGACCCGCAGCGCACGCTGCTGCTCGCCACGATCCACGACGCGCTGATCGATGAGGCGCTGGAAACGCAGGCGGAGATCGTCAAGCAAGCGATGGCCGCAGACATGACCGCCGGTTATCTTGATTTTTTCCCCGGCGCGCCGACGGACAATCTGATCGAAGGCGGCGTCGGCCCGAATTGGGCGGATCTGGGCTGATTATTTTTACGACCGGTCTTGACGTTCCTTGCGACCGGTCTTATACCTGACCATACTACAAACAAACCAAGGAGACCTGCCATGACTGACTTTTCTATCGCACTAAACGCTGGCATCATGCGCGCTGCGCTGATCTGCACAAGCGACGAGGAGACGCGCTATTATTTGCAAGGCGTCAGCATTGAGCCGAACCCGCGCGACTTGCGCGTCGTCAGCACCGACGGCCACCGGCTGTTCTGCGCGCGCGTCGATGTCGTCGTTGACGTCGATAAGTTCCTGATCCCCAAAGACGCGCTGGCGCGGGCGCTGAAGGGGTATAAGCACAGCGTCCTTTACATATCCCGCGAAGGCAATCTGTGGCGCGCTGGCGACGTTGTTTTCACGCCCATTGACGGCGTTTTCCCCGAAAGCTGGCCGCGCATAATTCCACAAGACCCGCCAACGACGCTGACTGCCGCGCAGTTTAACCCCGCCAATCTGGTCGATATGAAAAAGGTCGCGGAAGTATTGGACGGAAAAGGTTCGGTTGCATCCGTTTATGCTGACGGCGAAAACCCCGCGCTGGTGACCTTTGGCGCGCGCGAAGACTGCTGCGCGGTGGTCATGCCAATGCGCAACAGCGCGTTCAATCTGCTAGGGCCGCAAGCGCGGCGCTCGCTCGTCCATTCCCTGATCACCATTCCCGCCACCGCATAAGGAGACCTGCCATGCTAAACGAAATCCGCCGCACCTTTTCCACGCTGACCCTCACCGAGATCGCAGAGGCGATCTTTGGCGCGGCGTGCCTCTGCGCGCTGCTCGTCCTGTTCTTAATCGTCACGCCATAAGGAAGCCCAATATATGCAAGTTCCACTGTCCTACCATCTGCCAGCCATGTTCGGATCCGCCGCAGAACGCACCGCGCTATTCGACGACATCAGCGCGCGCGGGATCCTCGAAACATCAGACCTGACCGACTTTGTGTGCATGACCGCGCGCGCGATCGAAGACGCTGAAACGCGCGCCGAAGCTGCGCGCGCCGAAGCGCGGCACGGCTCCAGGTCGTCAATGTCTGCTGCGGAACTCGCCGCCGTTGAGATGAAGATCACGGCCGCGTTTGACGAACTGATCTGTCGGCATCCCAAACTGTCGGATGAGTTGCGCGACACCTGCCTGTTGCTGATCTTGGAGGTGCGCTGATGGAAGACGCCGTTAATGAACGCCGCCGCAAAGCCCGGGAGCGCAAGCGCGCCGAGCGCGCCCAGTTCGCGGATCGCGGGCTGGCGCGGGTGGAGGTCGTCGTCCCGGCGGCCAAATCCGACCAGATCCGCGCGCTGGCGGAAATGCTGAACGAACCAAAATCAGATGGGGGCGCATGATGAGCGTTGAAAAGGTCGCCGAGGACATCACCCTGCTGGCCACGCTAAAGCGCATCAAGCGCAAGGCGGACATCATGCAGATGGACGCACCGCGCAACACGCTGGCCGAACAGAACGCCATCGAACTACAGCTGCTGGTAGGTATCGCCCTACGCTGCATCGGGGGTGAAAAATGAGCCGCAGCGTCTACACCAATGTCGCAGCGTTTGGCCTTTGCTCCACCAAGATGCAAGCAGAGTTTCGCACCATGCGTGACGCTGGCCACAAGATTATCATGTACGAAATGGATGGAGAGTGGGTTAACGTAAACGCCCGCAGCTTCGGACTTTCCAAGGTCTACAGGGTAAAGGAGGGGGAAGTAAATGACACAAGACAGCACCAAGGAACGCCGCCGCAAGCACATGGCGGTAATGGATGATAAGGAAAAAGGAACCAAAGCCATGACAGAGCAAGTAAAAGATGCCATTGCCAGTCTCAAGCACCTCGTAGAGTGTCACTGCGACGAGGCGTACACGGGCAGGGGTCGGCATGACCCGCACAGCGCATGTGACTACGCTGACGAGGTGAAGATCGTAACTGATCACATCGAGGAACTGAGCGCGCAATTAAAAATGGTCTTGGAGCGCGAGGCGGAAACGCAAGTGCGGCACGACAACAAAATTGATGCCCTAGAAGCCAAACTTGCCAAGGCCGTGGATGTTATTAAGCACCTAATCAATATTGCACCAGAAGGTGATGAGGATGAGTGGCACATTGCTCTGGATGACGCCGCTGAAGCGTTGGCCAAAATCAAAGGAAAAACAAAATGAGCATACCAACATGGACAGTTATGGCCCTGTCACTGGGCGGTCCGTTTGAAGGGCAGGGGCCAACCACCGCGCTGGTTTTTCCGTCCTATGAGGCGTGCAGCGCCAGCATCAACCCGCTGCGTGAGGTGTTTGAGGCGCAGGGGTTGGATGTGGCGGGCGTCCACTGCAAGGGCACGAATGCGCCCAGCGCGTCGCCCTTCCCGAAGGCGAGGCCAGAATGAGGGTCAGTAAGCAGAAGATGCCCCCGGGCGGATCCGAGAGTGACAAGCCGAGTATGTATGTTGTTCGGGATGCAATCACCGCGCCGCGCAAGCAGATCGAGGTTCCGGTGATGTCCACTCATACAATGGAGCGGCGCATCGCGATCGTCACAGTTCCGCGCGCGCCTTGGGATCGCGACTAGCAGACCAGACGCCCGCCCTGCGCGGGCGTTTACCAATCAGCGAACGCCGCAAGCTGCGCCAGTAGGGCGAGGCCCGTCTTGCGTGCCGCAGGCATACTTGAGCCCGCCAGCGCGTCTGCGTGATCCGCTGCCGCCGGGCGCAATCGATCAATCGCGGAGTTGGTCTGCCATGTCGCGCAGCCGCTTAATGCGCTCGCCATCAGTAGCACCGCCGCCAGTGTCCGCATCGTTGATCCGTTCATGCGCGTCAATCTCCGCTTTGAGTTGCTGGTTTTCTGCCCGGGCCGCGCTGTCTCCGCGTCCCTTCAAATAAGCCGCCACGAATGCCACGATTAGCGCGCCCAGCGCGGCGAGCCAGAGTTTGAACCGCAGCATCAACGATCCCCGTCAGCCCAGCTGCGCAGGCGCTGGCGCAGGATCCACAATGCCGACAGCATGACGATGCCCGCAAACACGATAGCCACCATCTGGGCCTTGCCATCGAGCGCAGCGACGGCGGCGACACCCGCGCCTGCACCCGATACGATCTGCACAGCAGAGGCCTGCACTGTCGTCGACTGCGCGGCGCTTTCGCGCGGCGCATCCGGCACGATGCGCGTGTCCCGGGTAGCAATCTGCGTAACCGCGCCGACAGGCGTCAAGAACAACGCGCGTTCGGCGGCACGCCGCCGCACCAGCCCTGCCAGAACCTTTCCGCCTGCTTTGTTCCAGAGCAGCATCGCGTCTGCCGCTGCGGCCTTGTCGCCGGCGTTGAAGTGTCGCAGCGCGGACGACTTCTTGAACGCGCCCGATCCAATATTGTATGCCAGCGATACGAACGCGCCGAACTCGTTTTCGTTGATCGGTTCGACAATATCCATCGAGATTGCGTTGGCAAACTTGCTCATCGCGGCGTGCAGATAGCCCTCCGCTTTAGCCTTGCTGATCGTCATGCCCTCGACAGGAACGATGCCAACACCGGCTGCCGCCGTTGTGCCGTAGCCGATCGTCCAGACCCCTGCCGGGCACTTGTAAGCGCGCGCTTCAAATCCTTCGAACTCTTTGACCAGATCGACAGCCGCTTTGTTGAGGTTCATTTTCCCACCTTTGAAATCAGGGCTTTGATGTCGTCGCGGATCTCCGCGAGCATACTGTTAGTCTCGCTGCGCGAGCGTTGCGCGGCGTCCATGTCCTCGCGGCGCTGGTTCCACAGGCGCTTGATCTCTTTGGTGTTTTCCGCGCTGCCTGCCTCAAGGCGAACCAGCCAGACCACCACCGCAACGAAGCTGGCGGCGATCGGCCAATATTTGATAATCCCTTCCATCGTCAGATCCTCACTGCGCTTCTAACGCGTTCAAACGGGCTTCTAGGGCGGTAATGATGGCCTGCTGCTCCTGCACTGCCTTTGTCAAAGCGGCGATGACGGCGCGATCATAAAAGCCGTAATACCCGTCATTGCCCATCGGGGCGGCGGATGGGATGATATCCTTGACCTGATCGGCAAAGAAACCGATCTCGACTGCGGCGTTTTCTCCGCGCTTTTCGATATCATCGACCCACTTGTAGGCGCGCGGTTCAAGTTGCATAATTTCAGCCAGCCCGGGGAGCGGCGCGGCGAGCACCTCTTCTTTCAACCGACTATCAGAAGTTGCCGACAGAACGCCGGTAGGGCTTGCGTTAACTGTCCTTGAGCCAGACCCAGCCAAATCCGCAATGGTAATAGTCCCTGCCGAACTTATGCTCAGATTTAGCCTGTTGAGCGTCCCATCATCGTTGAGAGTTTCAAATAAAGTGACACCCCCGTTTAAGCGGATGCGGGAGTCTTGGTTGGTCGTGTCGTTTTCAGCAAGGATGAAGCTGGGGTTTGCGCCTTCAGCACGGACGTTGCCTATAACGTGCAAAACCTGCGAGGGGGTAGTCGTGCCAATACCCACGCTGCCAGCATTGGTAATGCGCATAGCTTCACTTGCTAGTTTTATGTTTGTAGATGCGTCTCCATATAGGAAAGCTAAACCCCCAGCGTCTCCGTATATTTGAAAGTCTGAAGCTGATGTGCTGGTATCCTCAAAAACAATGTTTGGTCTAAGGGAAGAGATCAACAACTGATAATCGTCTGCGAGTATGCTGGATGTAAGGTCAAGACTTGCTCGAGGGCTGGCCGTGCCGATACCCACGCCCCCATCGCCCTTGGGCGTCAGGGCAATCGATATGTTCGTGTCGGATCCTACCGCCGATAGGTTGACCGCGCCGCCGGTCGCCGCGTTCGCAATGTCGATCTGATTGACCGCGCTCGCCGTCGGCGTGAATGAAATCAGTTCGTTGTTGTTGCTGTCTGAGATTTGCGGCGATGCGATGTTGAATTGGATCCCGCTCGCACGGGTTGTGAAAATGTTTGTGCTGGCGATCACATGACGCACCTGTCCAGATGCCGTTGACGTGATATAGCTCGTCTGCGCAGGATCGACTGCGACCCGTGCGACGTTATCTGTTGCATCGATGATTGCGACAGTGATTGACTGCGCGCCATCATAGAGTTTGAGCTCATAGTTCGCCGATGTCGTGTCGACCCACATCATCCCCGCCGTGATATAGCTGGGCGCTGCCGATCCGCTGTGCATTGAGTTGACCGCGTTGCGGTAGGAATTCAGATCCGTGGCGAGCGCCGTTCCGCTCTTGGTGTTCGGGTCGATCGTGCCGAAGTCATATTGCGCCATCAGGTGCTCCTTTGTCTGCCAAAGCCAATTGCTTGATAATCGAACGACCGACTAACCGCAGCCCCAGCGCTGTTGCGGAATATAACATCGAAGCCTGCGCGCGTCTTGTTCGAAATAACGTAATAATCGCCGGTGTTCATGTTCTGCGCGGCGATGGTAATCGAGCGCAGCTGCCTAAATTTAGGGGAGAACACGACGGAATAAGTGCCCGCGCCGGAAACAATATCATTTCCCTTTGCGACGCGATCAGGCATATCAATCGTCACGCTCAAGGAAGTCAGCGTCGGGCTCAAAGTGGGCGACAGCGTGTTCATATAGACGCGAAACTTGAGGTGGCGCGCGGTGTAATCCCCGACGACGAACCGCCGCCATCCCCTGTAGACCGGGGTCGCGCTGTCTGCTCTTGAATAGTTGACCTGTAACTCTGTGAAAACGTCGTCGCCGGTATCGCCGTTCACCAGATCGGCGACTTGGGCAAGTGTCGTCCATGTCGACATCGTGAATAGGTTTGCGGCTGTCCCGACCACGGCGTCAAACGTCACACGCGAACTGTAGACTTCGGATAGATCCGTTTCCCCGAACTCATAATAACCTTCAGATCCGTATCCCGTGTCTGCGGTGAACCCGATATATTGGACGGATGCGAGTGTTGTCCAGCTTGCCATGAAGTTCTGGCTCTCCAACTGGATTTTGTTGTCGTAGACTTCCAGCCCGGTTTTTGTGCCAGCCCATGCGGGATTTTCCGTGATTGTCAGCACCACATTCTGCGCGGCGGGATCTTCCAGAGATGCGTTGATGTATTTAGCCGCGACGGATCGGTTTTGTAGCACGTCGATGGGTTTGATTGCATATGACCCTGATCTGCTGGGCACAGTGAACGAGCGCGCTTCCCGGGGAAGGCTGTTCCCCATAGTCGTCATGCTTTTCCAATCAGTGTTGTCTTGATCTGAAGAGTATCGGATTTCATATCCGATCACGTCGACCGGGATCGATGGGTATGTCCACTGGACGTAAGTGTGCTCTCCGATTGTGTTGATGGTGAAAGTATCGACGGCTGGAGGTTTTGCGGAAGCGCCGATGACTGTATGGTTTGCGATTTCCGCGAACGCGCTGGTCGTTGCCTCATCTGGGCCGATGGCGCGCACGGCGATGTCATAGTTGATGCCGCTTTCGACGGGGAAGATTGCGACATATGGGCTGTCAACCACCGAATAGGGCATATAGGTGAACGGGTCATCTGTGCCAGATCTGCGGAAGCGCGCTTGAAAAAACGCGGTTCTGGTGACTGTCCCGTCGCTTGGCTTAACAGTCTTGCCAGCCTGCACATAAAGAAAGATCGACGGCACGATCGCGCCGCTCGACGTGACTTGCAGCGCGGCTTCGTCCGACACGACGCTGGATATGAACGGACGCGGGGGGCCATTGAAAGATGCTGAGACGGGATCCGACAGGATAGTGGTGTATTCTGGGATCGTCGTTGCCGCGCTGTAAATCGCGGCAGAATAAGGAACGCAGGTCACGGCCGCCGCAAGATCGTCGAGGTATTCGATGCCCGCGATCAGCACTTCGAGGCTTTCAAGGTTCTGTTCCCCGAACTGGAACAAATCACCGGGTTCGACGTTCGACCCCCCGCTTGTCACCTCAACAGTGTCGTTGGTCACAGTCGTGCCCGATGACGCGACTGTCAGCGCGCGGGTCGTGCCCGTCGCCGTCTCGCGGATCCGCAGCGTGTAGGATTTGCCCGCTTCGCGCGTGACCGGCTCATCGAGCACAATCGTGTTTGATGCGCGCGATACCACGCGCCCAGACATCTGGCCGATCCCCGGCACATCGTGCGTCAATCGGCACAGATCGCCGCGCATCGCGACCAGATGCTCGATGTCGAGTTCGAAGGTGAATACCTCTGGCCGCAGGCGCGCCGACGCGATGTAGTGCCGGCCCAGTTTGTAGACGTTTCGTGCGTCAGTCTGCCCGGGTAAGTCGATCAGCTGGAAGGTCGCCGCGTTCGTTTCGTCAAATCCTTCGTCATAGACGACGCGCTCGTCCTCGCGGTAGCCTCTGTTCTTGTTAAAGAACCGGATCCGCAGCGCATCCGGGATCTCGTTATATATGATCTGCCCGGAGAAATTGCGGGTGTTGCGCGGCGTGAAGTGCTGGATGACTGTCGAGCGCGGTTTCTCGATGATCACTGTCCACTTGTCATCGACATATGCGGGGCTGGCTTTGCCTGCGTTCGCGACGTCTTGCAGCAGATCGCGCACCGACAGTTGGAAGTCGATCACCTGGTCGAAAGCAAAGCCGTTCGTTTCGCAGAACTCATACCATGCGCCCAGTTCGTCATCGTTGATGTTCGCGTTCGCGACCGGCTTCTTGTTCGGCGCGCCCTTCAGGACATAGCGGAAGATCGCTGCGGGGTTGGACGTCGCAGCCACGGGCGTGACCCACGCGGAGCCATTCCACGTCGGGATCTTGAGCGACACGATCGCGTTGAGCTGGTCGATGACGCCGTTAAGTTGGTCTGTCGCTTTGATACGAAACGCGCTTTTCGCAATGCCCGACAGGAGCACGGGTTCAGATGCCGTATTGAACGAACGGAGGTCTGTCCAGATGCAGTTGTCACTGATCTTCGGGCTGGTCGACTGCGCGACTTGACGCTTGATCCGCACCTCGTATTGCCCGGACGTGAGCCCACGCTCGCGCTGTGACACGCGTTTCACCTGCGCGGTGTCGTCGGTATAGGTCTGGTCAAACCATGACGTCCATGACCCTACGCCGACCAGCCGATACTCCCCAATGATGCGCGCGGCAGTGTTCACCCGCTGGCCCTTGTCGTTCTGGTTGAACAAC